AACAGGCTCTTGTAAGCATTTTACTAATAGAAATGAATTAAAAAAATATATAGAAGAAAATGGTGGTACAGTAACATCTTCTGTAACATCTAATACAAGTTATTTAATATGTAACCAAGAAGAAGATAGCTCAAAATATAAAAAAGCTAAACATTTAGGAACTCCAATAATAACAGAATTAGAATTATTAGAAATGTGTAAATAGAAAAATAATTCTTAAATTGTTATACATTGACTTTTATTGAACTACTATGTTAAAATTATATTTAATTGGTGGTAAAAATTGTTATTATGCAGGAGGGAGTTCAGTGAAGGAGTTAATACTTGAATTAAGGGAAGAAGATGAAGATTTTTTTGCATTTTCAGAAGAAGAATTAGAAGAAATTCTTAATTATATAAACAATTAATAGGGAGAGATAAATATGAGTTTAACAAATATAGTATGTGTAAGTGGAGTTCTTGTTGGTAAGCAAGTTAAAAATGGCATAGGTAAGAATGGGGAGTATGTTTCAGTAGAACTTACTTTAAGAACAGATGAAAGCTCTGAACATAAAGTAAAAATGTTCTCAAATAAACTTACTAAAGATGGAAATGTATCAAAATTATATGAAAGTACAATGACTGTAGCTAATGATTATAAATCAGCAGATGTTGTTGGAATAGAAAATGCAGATAGAGTTCATGTAAATCAAGGTGAAATATCAACAAATAGATATATATCTAAAATGGGAGATTTAATTGAGCAAACTCAAATATCTACTAAGTTCTGCAACAGACATGAAAATGGGGACTTTAATGCAAGAGCAGAATTTTCATTAGTAGGTGTAGTTGATTCTGTAAGCTTAAAAACAGATGAAGAAGGGGAAACAGAATTAATAAAAGTTAAATTAAATATACCAAGAGGATTTAATAATCAAATAGAGCAGGTTGAAGTAGTAATAAGAGAAAAGTCTGCATTTGATTATATAATGGAATCTTTCCAAAAGTGGGAAGTTGTTAAAGTTGGTGGACAAATAATAAATAAAGTTGAAACTAAACAAGAAAAAACTGAACAAGTAGGTTTTGGTGTTATGCCTGAATTAAAAACTTCAACTGTAAGAGTTAGAGAGCTTCTAGTTACAGGTGGTCATGTTTTAGAAGGTATGAATGAGCAACAATTCTATACTCAAGAAGAAATACAAGAAGGTATAAAACTATTAAACCAAAAAATAGTTGAGCTAAAATCAAAACCTGTAACTGCACCTGTTACACCTCAATTTGGATTTGGATCGCAAGGAAATCCAAGCAAACAATTAAATTCAAGTATTCCTTTTTAGCATAAATTATGGTATAATTTAATTACTGTCATTATTCTTTTTAAAAATTTTTATCGAGTAAAAGCACTTAACTAATAGTTAGGTGCTTTTTATTTATACTATTGCAAAATATGTCGTTTTTTGCTATACTGATTTTATATTTCAGTGAACTACTCGCCACCTAGACCTTTCGGTCTTGAGGTGGGAGCTTCGTGGGAACTCTGTACCACCTAACGGTCGGATATTTTAAGCCTAACGAATCGGCAACCAACTTACGAGGCATGAACCACACCCCGAAGTAGTTTATACTCATGCTCAGGAGCATTTTATTTATACTAATCCTAATATTTTTAAGCCTTCATTTCTTATATTAAGACTAGCATTATAATCTCTATTTATAGTAAGTTTGCATTTTTTACACTCAAATATTCTGTCTTTTAGTTTTAACTCTTCATGTTTAGTTCCGCAAGAAGAACACGTCTTGCTAGATGCAAACCATTTATCTATCTTAATTAGTTGTTTACCTCTATCTTCAAGTTTATATTGAAGGAAAGTTCTAAACATACCAAATCCGTTATCGTGAAGATTTTTACCTAAAGATAAACATTGTGCCAAGTTTCTTAAGTCTAAATCCTCAACTATGACTGCATCATAATTTTCGGCTAAGCGATAGCTTTCTTTATGTAACCAATCCTTTCGTTGATTAGCTATTTTAGTTTGGAGTCTGTTTACAACTTTCTTTTGACGAAGCCAGTTGTTTGAATTATATTTTTTTGAAGATAATTTTCTTTGCTCTTTAATTAATCTTTCTTCTAATTTTTTATAGTACTTTGGATAATTGGCTATCTTATCGTCTGAACTATAATAAAAATCAGATTGAGAATAATCTAAACCTACAACTTTATCTTTATTTGTATTTACTTTATTATCTAAAACATAATATTCTACGTTTATAGATATATAGAATTTACCTTTACTATCTTTTGAAATAGTAATATTTTTGATTACTCCATCAGGAGGCAATTCTCTATGTTTGATAAATTTTATTGGAGTTTTAAGTTTTGGTATTTTTATATAATTACCTTCAACTTTGATAGTCTCGCCACTTGCAGTATTTTGGTTATTAGTAGTAAAAGAATCAAAACCGTCTTTTTTTGATTTGAAAGAAGGTAAACCTTTCAAATCTCTGAAAGTTAATTTTCTACCTATTGTTTTTTGTTTTTTTAATGCACTCTTTATATATTGCTTTTTATAAGCATTGTCATTATATTTAGTCACAGCATTTTTGAAAGATATTTCAGCATTACAAAAAACGAGAGAATCAACTTCTTTCATAAATGGAAACTCTTTTTTAATCTTAGCTGGACTAGGTAAGTTAAGTTTAGAATAAGTTATTTTTCCATTTTCAAAACCATCCTCTTCAAGTTTATCTATCATTTTTGAAACGTACTCATTATACATTTTACGTTTACAACCAAAAGCTTTACATAAATATTCAACTTGACTATCAGTTGGTAATAAAAGATATTTGAATCCTTTATTTTTCTTTATCCAATTTTGACTATCAACCATACAAAATCACCTCCTAACCTAGTAATATACTAATTATATTATATCACATTTTAATATATTTATTCGTATTACTATAGTAAAAATTTTACTCAGTATCTTCTGTTTACAGATACAAAAAGGGCTATCCATCCCCCACCTATGAGCTAAAGCTCATTGAGGAAGGGGAATTCCGCCCGTTAAGTTAAATATTAATAATAATGCATATTTCAATTAAGCTGATTCACTGTTCCCTTTGTGAGTCAGCTTTTTTCTTGTCTATATTTACAAGTTTTGTAAATATATTTCCAATATCCTTTACTTCCTTTTTTTTCACTTAGAATATTTAATTAATAAAAATTAATAATTTTTATCAACTTTGTTTAATTGTTTGCATATATATAACTATAAAGATTATTAGGAGGTTTATATATGAAAAAAGAAAAGAAATCAGAAGTTTTTAAAATTTTATCAAGTGCTAAGAATGAAGATAAAGATAAAGGAATTGATATAGGTAAATTAGGTGTTGGTGTTGCTACCCTTATTGCAATAGCTCCAATGGCTTACCCTAGTGCAACCCTTCCCTCTTTAAGTAATATAGCTAACATTGTTACAGGAGTAGGTTATGCATTGATGACAGGAGGAGGAGTTTACTTTACTTTAACTTTAGGAAAAGAACTTATGGGTAATGATGATAAAGATAATAATGAAGATAGCAAGAAGAAATAGAAGATAAATATAATATAAATATAAAAATTTAGGAGGAGTAGATATGTTATTAGAAAGTGTTATAATAGGTGCAATAGGTGGAGTTGTTACTTTTGCAGGTAGTGAAATATGTAAAAAAATAAAACCTCAAAAAAAGGAAAATGTGTTTATAAATAATACTCCTAAAGAAATAATAGAAAATGAAATTAAAGAAGAAATGTGGGATGACATTTGGAAATATAATTCTGTTAAAATAATATGTGAAGATGAAATTAAAATGCCTGTTTTACTTGGTTCATATTACTTAAATAATGGTATAAAATATTTATTTAAATATCCTGTTGGTATAACTACTAATACAATGTCAAAGTGCAAAGACCAAATAAGAGAACTTTCAAATTCAGATGATGTTGAATTTACTCATTACAAAGATAATTTAGCATATATTACAGTTACTAAAAACATAGAGGAAGAAGAAAAAATTGAAACTCCAAAAGAAATTAAAGATGAAAATGAAAAATGGACTGAGTTTTGGATTAAAACTAAAAAAGGTGCAGGAGATAAGGAAAATGGATTTATCTATCCTCAACTAACAAATATTCAAGAATGGGAAAGTGGAAAGATATATACATTTAGTATGCCTATAGGTATATCAACTTATAATGTAAATCAAGTGGATACAACTCTTAAAGAATGGTTAGGAGCAAGTAGAATAGATATTACCAGTCCTAGTAAAAGTACAATGCAAATAAAATCATACCTAAAAGAATTACCTAAGCTAGTAAAATATCAAAACATAAAAAGAGAAAAGAGAGAAGAATTAGAAGTTGTATTAGGTAAAGGTCATACAGGTTGGAAGAGGATGAGACTTCTTAGTGGAGTTCATAACGTATTTATTGGAGGGGCTGTAGGTACGGGCAAGTCGATTTGTGTAAATGCTATAATAGCAGATTTGGCATTAAACTATTCTCCTAGTGAATTGGAAATGTGGCTTATTGACTTAAAGGTTGTTGAGTTAATTCATCTACAAAAGCTAAAACATGTTAAATATTATGGAGATACTGTTGAGGAAACAATGGCTATGATAGATAAACTAACTGAGGTTATGGAATACAGATATAAAAAAATGAAAGAAAAAGGAGTTAGAAAAATATCTGCTTATAACAAACTTGTTCCAAAAAATGAGCAATTCCCTTATATATTATTTTGTATAGAAGAAATTTATGGATTTACTACAAGTCCACTTGTTACAGGCAATAAGAAAAGTGGAGGTAAGAAAAAAGGAGCAGAAGAAGAAGAAAAAGAAAACTATATAGATAAATTAGGTCTTCTTTTAAGTAGATGTAGAGGTGCAGGTATAGGAGCAATGATAACTTCTCAACGTTTAATGAATGCATATATACCTAGAAATATTTCTACTCATCTAATGAATAGACTTTGTTTCGCAGTTGCAGATTCAAAAGAATCTTCATTATTAACAGATGATAAATTTGATGCAACTAAACTTAGAGGTAAGGGACATGGGTGTCTTATAGATACAAAAATTGAAGAGTTTCAAGGTTTTTTCCTAGATGAAGATAATGGAGAAGTTACTGAACTACTAAAGAAATATAACTTGCTTAAAGCATAATAAAAGGTGCTATAATTATAGCACCTTTTATTATTTACTAAATACACACTTTTAATATACAAAAATCCAACTCCGATTTTAAGGAGCTTTTAACAATAAAGTTAATAACAATAAATATATTATCATAATATTATTATTTTGAAAAGATATTTATTGGTAAATTTCAATGTAGGATAAATATTTTTCTCTTTATTAAAGCAAATAATTAAAAATATAATGCAAATTTATATACATATATGATATACTTTGTAATTATAGGAGGTGTTAATATGAAAAAATGTACTAGATGTGGTAAAAAATTTGAAGATACATTTGAATACAAAGGTAAGAGGTATTGTAAAGATTGTCTTTCAGAATACTTAACTTTAAAAGCAAGTTGTTCTGTATGTAAGAAAAGCTTTGTAAGAGGATCAGAGTTTACTTGCAATGATATGGAAAGCAAAGATAAAAAGAAAAACTTTTGCTCCCAAGAGTGTTATGATAATCTTATCCAAGACCGTTTAGATTTAGATGAATTAGATAAATGGCTAAAACAATATCATAAAACAGATAAACTTAATAACAGAATTTATATGCAAATAAATCAGTTTAAATCTAAAAATAATTTTACATACAAAGGTATGTTATTAACACTTGAATATATTACAAATACTTTAAAAAAGAATTTAGAGCTTGATACTGTTGGTATAATTGCTTGGCATTATGATAATGCAAAACAAGAGTATATTAAAAAACTTAAAAGACAAGAAAAAGCTTTAAGTATAGATTATACAAAAATTAACTTCTTTGAGAAAAGAGATATTATTTTAAAACCAACAACTGATAACAGGATTAATAAAATTCTTATCACTGATATAAACTTTGAAGGAGGATTTGATGATGTCTAAAGATGAAATTTTAAAAGCTTTGTATCCTTCTTATGATGCAATGCAGGTTTTAGGTTGCATATGTATAAATACAGAACTTACAAGTAAAAATCAATATAAACTTAGCAGTGAAGATTTTTTATCTAATTTTCATAAAGTAGTCTTTTCTAGTGTTGTAAATATGGTTAAATGTGATTTAAAAATAGTTGATAGTATAGCTGTAAAGGAATATCTAAAGAACTTTAATTCAACATGGTTAGATGTGTATGAACGTTTTGATATAGATAATAATTACATTGAAGTTATTAAGCAACAAGCAAACCTAGATAATTTTACTTATCATTATAATAGGGTTAGAAAATTTGCAATGCTTAGGGATATGGTCAATATGGGAGTTGATATCAGTGGAATTTATGATATAACAAACTCAAACAAAGAATTGAATTTAAAATTTGAGGAAGTAACTATTGATGATATTTTAGACATATTAGGGAAAACAGTTAATAACCTAAGAACAAAATGGACAGGTTTAAATCAAAAAGGTCTTAATGTTCATTCTGCTTTAGGTGTTAGAGAACTTATTAAAAGCCTAAAGGAAAGTCCTGACTTCGGTTTACCATTATTTAATCCTGTTCTTTCAACAGCTTTTAGAGGTGCTAGGTTAAGTAAATTACTTATACATGGCTCTCCTAGTGGATTTGGAAAATCTAGACAAGCTATTGCAAATGCAGTTAAATTATCTATGCCTTTTTTATTTATTGATGGTCAATGGGTTGCAAATGGAATGGCAGAATCCGTTTTATATATAACAACGGAACTTCAGTTAGATGAAGTTCAACCAACTATTTTATCTGCTATAACAGGAATTAATGAGCATAAAATAGTTGAAGGTTGCTTAAGTGAATTTGAAGAAGAAGTTATAGACAAAGCTATCGCATTACTTGAAAACTCTCAGCTTCATATAGTTTACATACCTGATTTTAACTCTAATGATATTGAAAACATTATTGAATCTCACATATTAAAATATGGAACAAAATATGTATTTTATGATTACCTACATTTAACACCTTCCATAATACAGGAAATGACAAGTGGAGGTGGAGTAAATAGAGAAGATTTAATAATTCTGCTTTTTATGTCAAGGTTAAAGGAAATTTGTAATACCTATGGTATATTTATGTGGGTTGGTTCTCAGCTTAACAGGTCTAGTAAAGATACGGACAACCAAGAGGGATTCCATTCATTTAGAGGAAGTTTTGCAATAGGAGATAAAGTAGACCAAGGTATCTTATCAGTAAAAGTAACTGAAGCAGATATAGATGTGTTAAGAGATAATGGATTTATAACTGAAGAAGGTTTTAAAGATAAAAAGCTACCTAATATATGTCATGTAATTGTAAAAAATAGAGGAGGAAGGTTAAAGGATATAAGAATATTCTCACATTTAAACTTAGGAACTCTTAGAGAAGAAGTTATTTGTGTAACAAATCAAGACTTAACTCCTTTAAATCAAACCTTACAAATTGCAAATATAATAGTTCCTTCTGTTCCAAATGCAGATGAATGGTTGAGGTGGCTTAATGGATGAAGCATTTAGTTGAAAAAATCAAAAATCAGCTAACAACTGAAGATGTTGATAGACTTATCTATTCTTTAGGAGGTAGCAAGGGAGCAGATGTAGATGAATATAATATCTATTCTACTGTGTGTCATAACCATGACGGAAGTGGTAGTTATAAATTATATTATTATAAAAGTAGTAAGACTTTCTACTGTTACACAAATTGCCAAAACTTAGATATTTTTGGATTGGTTGAAAGTGCTTTAGACTTAGATTTTAAAAAAGCTATTTCTTATCTAGCTAAGTTTTTAAATATTCAAAATACACTTGCTCCTGTTGGCTTTGGTAACATACCTTGTGCAAGGATAGTTGATGAACAGGAGGAAGAGGATGTTGAGGTTATTTTACCTGTACTTGATAACAATATATTAAGTCTTTTTCTAAAGTTTCATTGCACTGAATGGTTAGTAGAAGGTATTTCACATGAAACCATGTCTAAGTACTCTATAATGTATTATCTAGACCAACATAAAATAATAATTCCTCACCACAATGCTGATGGTGGTCTTGTTGGTGTTAGAGGTAGAGCATTACTAAAAGAGGACTTAGATAGAGGTCAAAAATATATGCCCATTTACATAGGTAATAAAGGTTATGCCCATTCTCTTATGCATAATTTATATGGACTTAATTTCACCAAGCAAACAATTAAAAATACAAAGAAAGTTATTGTTTTTGAAGGAGAAAAATCTGTTCTTTTGATGGATAGCTTTTACGGTGAGTTTAATTGTTCAGTAGCAGTATGTGGATCAAAAATACATAAAGCTCATGCTAGGATGTTAATTGAACTTGGAGTAGAGGAAGTTGTTATTGCTTTTGATAAGCAATATAAAACCTTAGAAGAAAAAAATCTATGGAGAAAGAAAATCTATAAATCATTAAAACATCTCTTGCCTTTTTGTAGGGTTAGTGTAATATGGGATGATATTGAAAATGGTTTATTAGAATACAAAGATGCTCCTACAGACAAAGGGAAAGAAACCTTTGAAAGACTTTTACAAGCTAGAGAATATATTTTAGATTTAAGTGAGGGATGTATATGTTAGAAAAAAATGTTATTGGAATTAATTTTAAATTTGAAATTGAATTTAAAGAAAGTATAGATAGGGAAGAAGGATTAGTCATTTTAAATAAAATGGAAAATGAAATAGTAGAACTATGCAAGAGAAATAATGCTATCTTCAAGAATGGAATAAATAATTTTAAGAGGGGTAATTAATTTGAATATATTTAATGAAGATTTTAGAATAGTTTTTTCAACAATACCTGACAACAGTTTAGACCTTATAATTACAGACCCTCCATACAAAGTTACATCAAGAGGAAATACAGGTAATACAGGTGGTATGTTGCTAAAGAAAATTAATATGCAAGGGAAAGTATTTAAATATAATGATGTTAAAATATCGGATTTTATACCTGAATTATATAGAGTATTAAAAGACGGTTCACATTGTTATATAATGACAAATCATGTTAATCTAATAGAAATGCTTAATGTAGCTAAGGAATGTGGTTTCCACTTTATAAAATCTTTAGTTTGGGATAAAGGTAATAAAATAATGGGACAATACTATATGTCACAATTTGAATATATATTATTCTTTAGAAAAGGTAAAGGTAAAAGAATTAATAAATGTGGAACTCCTGACATATTAAGTGTTCCAAATAAGAAAACAAAGGGTGTAGACGGAAAAAATATCCACGATACAGAGAAACCTATTGAGCTTATGAAAATACTCATTGAAAACAGTAGCCAAGAAGGAGATGTTGTTGGAGACCCTTTCTTTGGAGTAGGTGCTGTTGCATTAGCTTGTAAACAATTAAATAGACGATTTGTTGGCAGTGAAGTTGATGAAAATTATTTCAATATAGCCAAGCAAAGAATTGAAAACGAATATTTATCTACATCACAAGAGGTGGAAAATGAAATTTAAATATATAGAAAGTAAAAATAGCAATAAATTAAATCTAGATAAATACTATACTTCTTATGATGATATGGAATACTGTGTTAATAAAGCATGGGATATATTAAAGGACAATGGATATAGTATATCTGAATTTCTTGAGCCAAGTGCAGGAGCAGGAGTTTTTAGTAATTATCTCGCTACAAGTGGACTAGATGTTATTGCCATAGATATAGAACCTGATGGAGAAGATATTATAAAAGCAGATTTCTTAGAGTATCCATTAGAGTATGTTAGAGGTAGATGTGTAATTGGCAATCCTCCATATGGAAATAGATTAAGTTTAGCTAATAAATTTTTTAAAAAATCAATAGAAATAGGAGATTATATAGTATTCATACTTCCTATTAGTCAGTTAAATAACACTCAAACCTTTTATCAATTTAATTTATTATATTCAGAAGATTTAGGAGAGCTTACATTCAGTGGAGAAAGGAAAGTTCATTGTTGTCTAAACGTATATGTTAGACCAAATAATGGACTAAATAAAAAGAAAATAAATAAATTAAAAGATGTTGAGATAATAAGACAAGATAGTAAAAGGTATAAAGATTTTGAATATGATATTAGAATGTGTTACTGGGGAGATGCCACAGCAGGAAAAATATTATCTGATGATGAAACATACAGTGGAGAATATAAAATAAAAATCCATAATGAAGAATTAAAAGATGATATTATAAATATTTTAATTAATACAAATTGGAAAAGGGAGTTAAATTCAACAGCTATGTGTAGGATTAAACAGTATCACATAATAGATTTATTAAAAAAGAAAATTCCTAATATTAATTAAAGTAAAATTTTTAAGGAGGAAATATGGTTAAATATAAAGTTAAAAATATAAATAGTAATAAAGCAGAGAAAGTGCAAAGTAAAATAAAACATTGGATAGAAAGTAGGAAACATATAACTGTAGTTAGTGTAAATACTTGGTCAGATGAGAATATGACATATTCAACCATAATATATGTGGAAAATGAATATCACTTATAATTAAAATAAAAATTTAGGGGGTATATATGTATAATTTAAAAATGTTAGAAGATATATTTTTATCTGCTTATAGATGTAATTGTAATTATGTAGGAGTACGAATTAGAGGAGTTGGAGAAGGGGATGAATTTATTATAAATCCTCGTTGCAATATAATAGAAAAACTAAATTATTATAAACAAGCATATAACCATGATTTAACTTTAAAATCTAATCCTAATATAAAAATAATTGGTATAAGTTATGGTCAAAACTTTGATGAAATTCAAAGGATAATATAGATATATTTACAATCAAGGAGAAAATATGAAATACAATTTAAAAAATCAAATGCAAGGACAAGTTGTTGAAACTGTTCTTGTTAATAGAAACATAGAAAATGTGCATCTATTTTTAAATCCTGTTGTTTCTGAAACACACTATAGCCTACTGGATAATATGGATAAAGCTGTTGATACATTTATAAAACATGCTAAACAAGGTTCTAAGATATTGGTTATAGTTGACTCAGATACTGATGGATACACTAGCTCTGCTCTACTATGTAACTATATGAGAGAAATAAATCTTGAGCCAATAATACATATACATAGTGGTAAGCAACATGGTATAACACCTGATGCAATAAGGTACATAGAAGAAGTTAATCCTCAACTAATTATAATACCTGATGCTTCAAGTTCAGAAGGTGTTACACATGAAACATTAATCTCTAGTGGAATAGATTTAATAATACTAGACCATCATGAAGTAGAGGGTAGTAGTCCTGCGATAATAGTTAATAATCAATCTTCAAAAGACTTTTTAAATAAGGATTTATCAGGAGTAGGGATAGTATATAAATTCTGTCAAGCTCTTGATAATAGATTAGGTATAACAGGCTTTTGTGATAAGTTCCTAGACCTAGTTGCTGTTGGGAATATAGGAGATGTTATGGATTTAAGGAATTTAGAAACAAGAATGTTATGTAGTAAAGGTCTAAAAAATATACAAAATCCATTCTTTAAAGCATTATTTAAAAAAGAGGAATTAGATGATCCAACTATCTTAGATGTAGGATTTAAAATCGCACCTCTTATGAATGCTATTATTAGAGTTGGTACAGCAGAGGAAAAGAAAATGATGTTTGATTGCTTATCAGGAGAGGAATATCTAGTTACATATAAACCTAGAGGAAAAGCAGAAACTCAACAATCATTAGCAGATGCAGTTATAAGATTAGGTAACAATGCTAAATCTAGACAACGTACAGCAACAAATAAAGCTATGGAATATATAAATAAACAAATAATTGAAAACGAACTTGAAGACAATAAGGTACTTATCATAGATATAACAAATAAAGTTGATAAAGGTATTACAGGACTTGTTGCAAATAAGGTTGCTTCAACATTTAAAAGACCTGTTATGTTAGTTCATAAACTTAGTGAAGGTTTATGTGCAGGAAGTTCTAGAAGTTATGGAGTTTCAAATTTAAAGGATATTTGTATAGAAACAGGATTGTTCTCTTTATGTGCAGGACACCAAGAGAGCTTTGGGGTTGAAATAAGTCCTGATAATATAGATAAAGTTGTTGATATATTTAATGAAAAGTTTAAGGATGTTGAATATAACTTATCTTATGAAGTTGATTATATATTTGATTGCAAAGATTTAAATAAGCAAACAATTGAAACCGTAGGAGATTTTAAACACCTTTGGGGAAATGGAATAAATGAGCCATTATTCGTTGTAAAAAATATAAAAATAAATTCAAAGGATGTAAGAAAAATAGGCTTTAATATGGTTGGATTTACTAAAAACAATATCTTCTATGTAAAGAACTTTGCTCCTTCTAGTTTCATAGATGAATTTACTTGCAGAGAAGAAATAGGTTTTGGGGAGTCTAATTTATCTATTGATATAATATGTAAATTTAAAAAAGATAAGTACGGAACAAAGGTTGAAATTGTTGATTATAAAAGTAGTGTTGACACAGAATTAATTTTTTAGGGGATAAATTAAATGGGAAGAGATATGGTTCATTACAAATATTGCAGGGTTGTCAAAATGGATAAACAAGGAAGATACGAGAAGATTTGTAAAGATAATAAAACTATTGAAAATAATTTAGAAAAACAATTAAAAAAATTTAAATCCACTTTAAATAATGGAAAGGAAGTTTCAACAAATGAAGAAAAATCAAGAGTATAAAGTTCCTTTAATGCCTGAAGAATTTAAAAGTGGAGTTAAATTTTTTGTTAAATATAATGGGACTATAGCTACTAAGTGGACAGAGGATGAAGAGTCTTGGTGTTGGAATTTGTTTACTCAAGGATATAAGTATAGTGAGATAGCTTATAGCATAGGTAGGGAAGAACAAGCAACTAGAACTAAGATGAAACGATTAAAGAAAAAATACAATATATATAATGATAAGCATAGAGATGATAAATATCAAACTAATGATTTATATTTAGAGTATATGTCAAGTAAATATACTATAGATAATGTATTAGATGTTTTTTGTGGATATGAAATGTTTTATTCAAAAAGAGGATATAACTCAACCAACAATGATATAAATAAAGAAATTCAATGTGAGTATAACTTAAGTGCAAATAAATTATTAAAATTAATGATTAAAGAAAATAAAAAATTTTCTATAGTTGATTTAGATTCTTTTGGAGCAACAATAACATATTTAGAAGATGCTTTAAAGTTAGCTGAAAATGGTTTAGTTATGACACTTGGAGAACTAGGTCATAGAAGGTGGAAGAGATTAGATTTTATATCAAAGCATTATAGTAACATAAACTCTATTGAAGATATTACTGTAGATAACTTCATTGATGAAATAATTAAAATAGCTAGTTTAAAAGGTGTAAATTTAAAAGCTATTTATTCTAAGGATTGGACAAATATAGGAAGAGTTTGGTTTGAGATAATTAATTAAGCTTTTAGGAGGTAATTTTATGAATTGTTTTTTTTGTGGAGATGGAAATTTAATTTGGGGTTGTGACTACTCATTTGAAGATTTTATGTTGGATGGAGAAGGTATAGTATCAGTTCATACTTGTAGTCAATGTGGAGCTACATGGGAAGGATATTTACCTATGGATGATGAGGAAAATCTTTCTTAAATATACATTGACAAAATCAATTATATTAATATAATTAAAATGTAGACTGTTAATTTGCCCTTATTATTATATATAACTCATAATAATAAGTAACCTATGTTGCTATGTGTAGGTTACTTATTGTTCCTTTTTATTTTCTCTTATAAATATTGATTTATCTAACTAATATATAATTTATATACTCTTTATCAGTAATCACATAACCACATTCAGTACATACATACTCTTTAATTAAAAACTCCTCTTCACTTGTTTTATCGTCAACATATACCTTTTCTATTTTAGACATATTATTACACATCTTACATTTTTTAAGTAATTCAATATTTATCATAATTTACACCTATTCTTTTAATTTTATTTTAATGACTTTTAACTTATCCATTATGTTATTTAGATGTTTATCACAATTTTCATCCTCCAATTTCATATACACTGATTGTCGCAGATTTTTACAGTTGTTACATTTTTTTTATTAATCTGTTTCACCTTCCTTTATTTTTAATCATATATTATATTAAATTTTTAAAAAATACAACTAATAAAAACATATAATTAAAACTAATTGGCAATTTATGGTATAATGTATATTAATTAAAAAAATTTAATAAAACAAAGAAGGTGTTTTTTTGGAAATATTTTTATCAGTAGGAGTGATTTTATTTAATATTTCATTAGGTGTATTTATAATTACATTCTTATCAGATTTATTTGAAAGTAAACTATGGAAAGTTTTTGTTATTGTATTTATTTTAACTTTACTTTTAAATTCAATGACTTTAATATCATTAATATAATTTTATTTTAATATTTAAATAAAATCGTAGAGTAGGTGATTGTTTGGTAAATAGAATAAATAAAATAAAAGAAAAACAAATTATTAAAGTTGATAGAATAACTAAAAAGGATTTATTAAACCTGCAAATAGGAGAGGTATTAGAAGTATACAACTCTCCTTTAAATCTATATATAAACATTGAAAAGCAATATGAGGTAAAAACATATGGATCAAGACAAGTTCTTTTTGATTTAAAGAAATTTACAATAACTGATAATGGAAGTAAGAAACCTTTTAGAGAAATTACATTAAGTGATGTTGACACCGTAAAAAAATATGTGTCAACACTTCATACTGCTAGATTACCAAGAGAAATTAATTATATAAAGTTGCTTATGCAGAAAAATATTTGTATAGGAGATGTAGTAAAAAGAACACTTTCAATAAAAACAGAATACTTAGTTGTTCTACCATTTGAGGAAACACAGGCAGATAGACTTGTGGTAACATGCCTAAAGCTTGATAAAAATAATAAACTTACAAATGATAAGGTTAGGGCAGAGTTTAGGACAATAAAAAGAATGAAATCAGTAAAGGTTAGAAAGTAGGGAGTTTATGTATACGGTTACACATTTACACACTGACTTGTCTAATATAAGACTTAAAGACAGTATTGTTAAAGTTGAAAAAGCCATAGATAAAGCAATAGAAATGAACTTAAATGGAATTGCAATTACAGACCATGCATGTTTAAGTTCTCATGTTTTTGCAGAAAAACACATAAATCAAATAATTGAAAACAACAAATTACCTGAAGGATTTAAAGTTATATTAGGAGAGGAAATTTATTTAACTCCAAACCTTGAAAATAAAGGTGAGTATTATCATTTTGTTTTATTAGCAAAGGATTTAAAAGGACATGAAATTTTAAGAAAGATTTCTACAACAGCTTGGGAAAATAGTTATAATTATAAAAACATGGATAGAGTTCCTATAGAGTTTAATGAATTTTTTAATATAGTAAATGAAAACAAAGGGCATTTAATTGCAACAACTGCATGTCTTGGAAGTTACTTAGGTAAGAAAGTTAATATATGGAGAAAAGTTATAGAGGATAATGAAGATGAGCTTCCTGTGAAACTTGAAATGCACAACTTTATAACCTCTTGTATAAGTGCATTTGGAGATGACTTTTATTTTGAAGTGCAACCTAATGATGATGATGAACAAGTGTATTATAACAATACTTTAAAAAAATTATCTAAAGCCTATAATGTGCCTTTGACATTTGCTAATGATGTTCATTACTTAAATAAAGAAGATAAAATATTCCATAAAGCTTTTTTAAATTCACAGGATGGAGATAGAGAGGTTGATGATTTTTATAAGACAACTTACATGATGCCATATGATGAAATAAAATCTTATCTTAGTATATCATTTACAGATGATGAAATAGAACAAATGAGATTAAATTCTGTTGGGATTGCAGATAAGTGTGAAATGTATAGTTTATATAAACCTCAACAAGTTCCAAAATGTAACTTTGACTTAAATAAAGTTAAATGGTATTTTAATACAGGGTATGAGCATATAGATAGGTTATTAAATATAGAGCATAAAGAAGATAATTATTGGATAAGATATTGCCTACAATCACTAGAAGAAAAAGGTCTTTGGAATGATGAATATTTAAGTAGATTAAATATAGAAGCAGAACAACTTTATCTAGTAAGTGAAGGTATGGGACAAAGACTTAGTTCATACTTTATACTTGTTCAACGTATGATAGAACTAGCTTGGAAACATTCTCTTGTGGGTGTGGGAAGAGGTTCGGCAGTCGGTTGGTTATCAAATTATTTAATGGATATTACAGGTGTTGACCCTATAAAACATGGTCTTGATACTTGGTGGAGATTTTTGTCGGTCGATAGAATAGAATTGCCAGATATTGACAGCGACTTCAATCCATTGAAAAAAGAAGAAATAATGGAAGAGTTTAGAAAAGAATTTGGCAATGTATATAACTGTGCTACATTTGGAACTTGCTCAAGTAAATCAGCTATTCAATCTGCATGTAGAGGACTTGGCATAGATAATGACATAGGTATGTATCTGTCATCAATGATACCTGTAGAGAGAGGTGCTTTATGGACTCTTGATGAATGTTTCAATGGTAATGATGAAAAGGATAGAAAACCTATTACTGAGTTTGTAAATGAAGTTGCAAAGTATGAAGGTCTTAAAGAAACTGCTCTTATGTTTGAAGGTCTTATTGATAAACGTTCAAGTCATGCTTCGGCAGTATATATATTCAATGATGGAATATATAGTTGTAATGCTATGATGAAAACGTCAAATGGTCTTCCAATAACTCAATTTTCAATGCAAGATTCAGACTATCAAAGCGGATTAAAAATTGATATACTGTGGACAGAAGCTCAAGCCAAAATGCAAACATGTTTAGAACTGTTGATAGAAAAGGGTGTTATTGAAGACAAAGGCTCATTAAAAGCAAACTATGATGAATATCTTCATCCTGATAAAATAGAATATTTAGATAAAACTATGTGGGAAAAAGCATATAGTGGAGAAATAGTAGACTTATTTCAGTTTTCGACACAAGTAGGGATATCTGCTATAAAACAAACTAAACCTATAAACTTGTATGAAGCTACAGCCACAAACTGCTTAATGAGACTTATGGGACAAGAAGGACAATTAACTCCACTTGATAAGTTTACTTTATTCAAATCTGATATATCCAAGTGGTATGAAGAGATGTTAGGGTATGGACTGTTGGAAGATGAAGTGCAACTTCTAGAGGAATATTTATTAGTTGATTATGGTGTTGCTAGTACACAGGAAGCCATGATGAAAACTCTTATGGCAATAGGTTTAAGTCTTAGGGATGCGAATTATGCTAGGAAAGTAATAGCAAAAAAGAAATTTAGAGATGTAGATAATCTTAAAAAGCTTATTTATGAGGTGTCCTTAGAAAAAGGTTTTAGAGTTAATATAATAGATTATGTATGGGATATGGTAATAATGCCACAAGCTGGGTTGTAAATAGCTCAGGGTAAACTTGGTGAACTCATGTTAAAGAGGTGTAACATCTACGGTTTAGGATTTATAGGAAATGATAAATAGAGATGTTGCTAACAGGGGATGTCTGAAGCCACTATTGTATAGAAGGTATGATAATCCTGTGCCAAGCCTATTTATTACTAATAGGAAGGTGCAACGACTAATGAAACCACATCTTAAAGATGTAAGGGAGTAAAGTACAATGGAGGTCAACACCATTGGAAGTGCCAAGGTTTTGTAAATTGTATTTAAACAGAATGTATATTTGCATGAGAATATTTATTTTACATATAATATAAAGGAGGTGATAAAACTATGAAACTTAAAAAAATTGAAGGTATGAAAAATACATACACACTAGAGCTAACAGAAAGTGAATTGCATCAAGAAGAGTGGAGATACTACAAAAAAACTAAGGTTGCTAAATATGAAGTTAGTAATTTTGGTAGATTTAGAAAAAATAATAAAATTATGAATATAACAGTAAATCAATCTAATGGATATTTAAGTTGTGGTAGAATTAAAAACAATCATAGAAAAGTGGCAGAAGTATTCTTAGAAGGTTTTAAAAATGAACATCATATTAATCATAAAAATGGTTTAAAGTGGGACAATAGAGTTGATAATCTAGAACTTGTATCTATGAAAGAAAATATGGAACATGCAGTTGAGATGTGCCTTTTAGGGCAAATGAAAAAAGTATATTGCTATCGTATTACTGGTGAACTTGTATTTCAGGTAAATTCTATCACAGAAGCATGTCAAATATCAGGTTTTTCACATAGTACAATAACAAAATGCATAAATAAAAAGATAGTGAAAGGCACTCATATTTTCTCTCACTGTAATGAAATTAATTTTGATGAATATTCAAAGGTTAATTTTAGGGGGTGTAAAATTGCTCAATTAAGCTTTGAAGGAGAATTATTAAATGTATTTAAAGATGAATCAGAAGCCTATAAATCTGTTGGTGGTGGAGATAGAAATAACGGTCGAATTATAAGAAAGCTTAAATCAGATGGGGTTGCTTATGGATATTTTTGGATGCTTTATGATGATTATATTTACAAGAAAAAAAATAATATAGAAATAGTAATAAATCCATTTAAAAAGGAAACTCCCATTGTTCAACTTAGTTTAAATGGTGAAAAAATAAGGGAATTTAAAAGTCAAGAAGAAGCTTTAAAATTCATTGGAGCTAAAAAATGGAGTAGTAATATTTTACATGCATTAAAAGGAAGGCATAAAACTGCTTTTGGTTACAAGTGGCAGTATTTAGATGAATACAATTTACAAAATAAGATATAGTCTAGACCCAAGTTTGAAATAAAACTTGTTAAAGTACCATGAAAATGGGGGTGTATTCGATTCATTCAGTTTGCTCCATAGCTTGAGTTACACTATAATAGCTATACAAACTATGAATTTATATATGAATTATCCTAGTATGTATTGGAATACAGCATGTTTAATAGTAAATGCAGGGTCAGAAGATGGATCAACAGACTATGGTAAGATAAGTGTTGCTATAGGAGATATGAAGAAAAATAATGTTAATGTATCTTTACCTAATATAAATTATTCTGAATTATTATTTAACCCTGATACAGATAAAAACAGAATACTATTTGGATTTAAAGGAATAAGTAAAATAAATCATGAGGATGCAAACCATATAATTTCAAATAGACCTTATACATCATTAAAAGATTTCTATGATAAAAACAAAGATAATATACCAAAAGGTAAAATGGTAAATCTAGTTAAATCAGGATGTTTTGATGAAATCGAGTCTAAACAAAGAATTGAAATTATGAAAGATTTTATAATCCTAAGTTGCGATAAATTAAAGAATAAATTAACTACAGCTAATATACCTCAGATTTCAGCTCATGGTGAAATACCTAAAGAATTTGAGTATGAATTGTCTTTATATAGCTTTAGAAAGTATGTTACAGATAAATCATTTTTATATAAAACTATTGGAACAAAAAAATGGCATAGAGTTTGT